ACGGCAGGGATGCTGTGTGGCTTTTTGTTGTTCATATTAAGGGAATACATATGACAGAAAAGAAACAAAAGAAAGTCTATGGTCCCGCAAGCGAAAAGCAACGTCTTATTCTAACAGATAAGACTACTGATGTGATCCTTCTAGGGGGCGGCGCTGGCGGGGGCAAATCTGCAACTTGCTTGATCCGCAACCTAGATGGTATTCATGACCCCCATTTCCGCTGCACCATCTTCCGTAGAACCGCACCGGAGCTTAAACGCCAAGGCGGTTTGATCGACGAGAGCAGGAATATTTACTCAGAATTTGGTGGAGATTATAAATCTCAAGCTATGGTGTGGCGCTTTCCGTCCGGGGCGTCTATCGCGTTCTCAGCAATTGCATCTGACGATGACTTGGGTTCGTGGCAAGGCTCTCAGCTTACACGAGTTCTGATTGACGAGGCAGGTGATAAGTGGACAGAGAAGCAGGTTTTATTCTTGCTGTCACGTATCCGCTCTGCGCACAGTAAGATTTATCCCCAAATGTACCTTTCGTGCAACCCTGACATCAACAGTTTTCTTAAGAAATGGGTTGATTATAGTCTTGGTCCAGATGGTGTGCCACTGCCGGGCACAGAGCACAGAATTCGCTGGTTTGTAACCATTGAGAATCAAGTTTTATGGGCAGACTCTGCTGAAGAGTGTTTTGAATTGCACGGAAAACCTCGTGATATGATTTATGCACGAGGAATGTCAGAAGAAGATATTAAAAAATATCCGCCTGATAAACTCTTCATGCCCAAGAGCTTTCGTTTTATCCCCACTGGTGTTTTTGACAATCCATACCTTCTCCCTCCTCGCAATACGTCGTATCTGGCTAACCTTCTATCGCAGCCTTATGTCAACCAGTTAAGATTTTTACATGGTTCTTGGACAGCGAGGGAGGCGGGTGAATCCTACTTCAAACGGGAGTGGGTAGAGATTGTAGATAAAGCGCCTGTAAAAGTGACAGGCCGCGTTCGGGCATACGATTTTGCAGCCTCTGAAGAACCAAGCCACTCAAGTTCTGCGCGTGACCCCGATTACACAGTAGGGGCACTTTTAAGCCGTACGCCAGATGGGACGCTGTATATTGAGCACATCAGACGCTACCGAAAGCTTACAGATGGTGTCATTAAAGATGTGGTTGAGACAGGGTATAAGGATGGTGTGGACATTCCAATCTTAATTCCCAAAGATCCTGGGGCTGGGGGTGCTGCGGCTCACCTGTTCTTTGTTCAGACCCTATCAGAAGCAGGTCTTATTACTAAGACGGTTAAAGTTAGCGGGCACTCTGGCAAACTTCAGCGTGCTCAACCCTTTTTCGCGATGGCTGAAGCTGGCAAAGTTAAAATTGTTAGGGACGAAGAGGGTGACAGATGGATAGAAAATCTGTTGATGGAGATGGAGTACTTTACGGGTGGCAGGAACGAGAAAAATGACCAAGTTGATGCCGTAGCAGACGCTGCCAACTTTCTTATGAAACAGCAAGTTATGCCATCGTTTGCAATCTCAGTAAACACTCAACCGTCCCCGGTGCCCACTTTATAATACCATAAAATGCACAATGTTGACAAGATTTAGTTGCGGTGGTACAATTCGTTTCAGTAAAGAAAAGGAGCAATAATGGCCGCTAAAAAGAAGCCACAAGATAATACGGCTGCTCTGGCGGCTGATGATGGTGTTGCAGTGCCCCGAATCCAATTGGGAGAAGTAGCGTTTACGGGCCTCAGGACGGTTTGGGGCCGAGTAATCGACGATCCCCAACGTGCGTTCCAATGGCCTAACTTCTACCGCACCGTTCGCGAGATGATGAACGACGCAGTGATTGCGTCAGCATTCAACACTTACCGAATGCTCCTCTCTCGTGTGCAATGGTCAGTAGAGCCTCCAGAAAATGCCACGGAAGAAGATAAAGCTCGTGCCAAGTTTGTGCAATCCTGCATGGATGATATGGAGGAAAGCTGGTCAAACTTCTTATCTGATACTATCACATACTTGCAATATGGCTTCGCTGTAGAAGAAAAAGTATATCGTCGCCGCCTGTATAAGAATGGTAGTAAGTACAATGATGGTTTGGTTGGATTGCGCAAGCTCTCCCCGCGAGGGCAAGATACGATTGTACGTTGGACTTTCTCTGAAGACGGCCGCGAACTGCTTGGTGCAGAACAGTCGATTGCCAATCTTGAGAACGGCGCAATGTTCATGGATCAAGCTAACGAGCATGGTCTTATTCCTATTAAGCGTGAAAAATTCCTCCTGTTCCGTGCGGACCCTACAAAGGGCGACCCCACTGGCAACTCTGTGCTTAAAAGCTGTTACAAAGCTTGGAAACAGATGGACATGCTTCGTGACCAAGAATTGCTTGGTATCGCAAAGGAATCTAACGGTCTTCCGCTGATTAAGCTTCCTCCTGAGTTTATGGCAGCAGACGCGCCTGACGATATGAAACTTGTCTACCAAACTTGTCAGACGCTACTGGATACCATTCAAGCAGGTACCAACAAAGGTATCATTTTTCCTCGTAGGCTTGACGAAAAAGGCAATGATCTTTTTGAAATCGGCCTAATGGAGAAGAAAGGTGTCAACGGAGTGAACATTGATAACGTCATCAAGCGTTATCACACCGAAGTGTACTCTGCTCTTGGTATTGACATTCTTAAAGAAGTTGACCAACTTGGTTCGTTCTCTCTTGCTGATTCTAACACGAATCTAGTGTCGCTCGCAATGAGCCACCGTCTGAATGAGATTGCAGATGTGCTGAATAGCGATCTTGTACCGCAATTATTCGCCTTGAATGGTTGGTCACAAGAGCGGCTTCCTAAATTCAAATACGGAGACATCTCTGAAATGTCTGCTGACGAACTCGGCAAATTGGCACAACGCACAGGTAGTATCGGCCTGGTGCCTAAGAGTATCGACGTTGTTAATCGTATTCTTCGTGCTATGGGTGTTGCAGAGCTTCCTGAAGATACAAACATCGAGGATGTTGAATTCACTATGGAATCTAGTAACGCTGGTGAAGGGATGCAAACCCCGTTTTCGGGAACGGCGAAAAAACCTACAGGTAAGGATGATAGCGCCTCTAACAATGAAAATGCAGCCTGACTAGGAGGTAATTTGGCAGAAGTATACTGGATCAGAACCAAAGAAATGTCTGACATGTTATCCGAAGGTTACATCGGCTTTACAAGCAAGACAACAGAGGAACGATGGCAAGGGCATCTCAAGGAAGCAAGAGCTAGCCGTGCTAAGAATTATCCCATTTATAATAACATTCGTAAGTATGGCGATCAAATAATTGTCTCTACAATTGTTATTGGTGACGATGAATATTGTCTTGAGATTGAGCGCAGACTTCGCCCGAAAGCTAAGATCGGCTGGAACTTGCAGGCTGGTGGGAACAAGGGTTGTGATCCAATATACTTCACTGAAGAAGTTAGGGCTAAGATTTCGGAGAAAGGCAGAGGTCGTGTCTTCTCTGACGAACATAGAGCTAAAATTGGTGAAGCTAATAAAAAACGCGTCGTATCCGAAGGAACTAAGATTCTTATGTCCGAGCAGCGGTTAGGTAAAGCAAGACCTGTCGGCTCATCAGACAAGCAATCTGCGACCTTGCGCGCTGAGCCGTGGAGAAATAGGTCAGTTGTAGATAAAACCGTGTGGCTTATGGCCGATAAGATTCACGAGTATTTAACAACTAACGATGTCAGTGAAAGCACACTTGCTAAGATTTTTGGTATTGACTCTGTTGGGAAGCTACGCACAATTGTGAAAAAGTTGAAGCTAGGTTGGAACCCCCTGCTTGACGACAAGTGGCTCCTGTTCAAAGAAACCTACTCAGGAGATTCTAATGTCTAAAAAACAAAATAAGATTCTTCGCTACACAGAAATGCTATATAGCAAACCTCATCTTGTAAGCGAAGATTCCTTCAGGGTTATTACAGAATACCTTGACAATCGAAATAATTTCAAGCTGATGCAAATAGACGCCCCAGCAGACCCATGTAATGACGACGATGATGGTCGTAATTACGACCAGACGGCAGGTATTGGTGTAATTGATATTAATGGGACTCTGACAAATGAGCCAGTAGTTACCATGTGCGGTGTTGTTGGCACTAGTTACGAAAGTATCCTTGAACAAGCAGAAGAGATGATCGAAGCGGGGGTTAAAAAGATTGTTCTTGATATTGACTCTGGCGGCGGCGAGGCGTTCAACTGTTTTACAAGTGTGGATCAGTTTCGCAAGATGTGTGACGACGCAGGGGTATATGTTTATACCTACGTAGACGGGATGGCAGCTTCTGCCGCTTATGCGTGGGCATGCTCTGCCGACGAAGTAATTGCACCCGTAGATGCAGAAGTGGGGAGTATCGGAGTTTTGATTGCTCTCGCAAACATGAACAAATATTACGAGAATCAAGGTATCACTCGCACATGGGTTTCGGCAGGCGCTGACAAAATTCCATTTGATGAAAATGGGGATTTCAAGGATTCGTTCTTGAGTGATCTTCAGTACAAAGTTGACACGCTTTACTCCATGTTCGTGGAGCACGTCTCTAAATACACAGGGCTTTCTGCTGACGAAATCAAGGCGACAGAAGCTAAAACTTTCCTCTCCAACGACGCCATCAAACTTGGGCTTATTAACAAAGTCATGAATAAGTTTGATTTTGTTAACTACGTTCTCGGCAAAAAGGATTAATAATGCTTGATTTTTTCAAGAAAAAGAAGTTGGGCTTCAAGCCTGTAACCCCGGAGGCTTCGCAAGAAGTCGAAACTACAGGCGATTTGCCTGAACAAAAAAAGGAAGAAACGATGAGTGTTGAACAAACTCAAGTAATTGAGCTTGCTGCGCACGAAGCCGTTCTGGCTCAACTGTCTGCCCTGACTGCCGAGATGAAATCGGTTAAGGCTGCTGCTGAAGCTATGAAAGCTGAGTACGAAGAAAAGCTGTCGGCTTATGCCGCTGCCGAAGAACAAGCTAAAGCTGATGCACTGGCTGCAAAAATGGAAGCCCGCCGCAAAGAAGTTGAAGCAACTATGGGCACTGAAAAGGCTGCTGCTTTTATGGCTGCAACCGAAGGTATGGACGATGCGAAGGTTGAATCGTTCCTGCAAATTTTCGCTACTAATGCTGCTGCCGAGGCAAAAAGCGAGATGTTCAATGAAGTCGGCGTAGAAACCAAGGCAGACGCCAAAGACGAGCCGAAGGTTGAACATTTTAATCAATATCTCCCTAAGAAATCCACCAAGAAGGAATCGAAATAATGACTAAACTCGCTACTCGTAGCAATAAACTGTCGGGCGTTCTCGCTTTTGAAGAAATGCCGGAACATGGCGTCTGCCGTCGTGCTGTGACCGTCACGGTTGCTACTGGCATGGATGTTGGCGCTGTTCTGCAATATGACGGCACGAGCAAATACAAATGGGTCGCTAACGCTGACGTTGCAACGCTGAACGCTGATGTGGTTGTGCTGATCGAATCGAATCTGGATGTCCCGTCGCTGACCCCTGGCGATTACACGCTGACTGTGCTGCGTACTGGTCATGCTGGTGTCGTTGATGCTGGTCTGCTGTTTAAAGATACCGTCACTTCGGGCAACAAGCAAACTGTTTACACGGCTCTGCGCGCTAAAAACATCCACGTCCGTACCGGCGTCTAAGCCAACCCGGCGTCTAATAATTAAAGGAACTCTCAAATGAGCATGACTATTCGCGACTATTTCAACAGCTTCAAGAATGCTGACTTCGTTGATTCGATTTCGCAAGTCCCTATTCAGTATGGCTACATCAACAGCCAAAATCTGTTCTCGGTCAAATCGACCAATCAAACTGCTATCGTCTTCGACAAAGACTACGCAAACGTCACGCTGCTGCCGCAAGTGAATCGCGGTGCTAAGGCTTCGACGGAAGGCCACGAGCGCAAGGCTGACACGTTCGCCCTGAAACTGGCGTATTTCAAACACGAAGACCGCCTGACGAACGAAGACATCCAAGGCTGGCGCGTTCCTGGCTCGACCGACTCGGAAACGTACGGTCGCGCTACAGCAGAGAAAATGACGGACATGCGCCGTGCTTGGGACCAAACCCAAGAGTACATGAAGCTACAAGCTCTGAAGGGTGCTATGAAGACCCCGGACGGCACGGTTGTTGCTGACATGTATAGCGAATTCGGTATTTCGCAAGCTACGCAGGATTTCCTGCTCGGCACGTCGTCCACCAACATTGATTCGGTTATCCGTCAACTGAAAAAGGCTGTTTCGACCAACGTTATGAATGGTGGTGCAATTTCGGGCATCCAAGTTCTGGTTGATCCGCTGTTCTACGATAAGCTGATTTCGCACCCGAACGTCAAAGCTGCTTACCAGTTCTACATGGCTAACGGCGCTGGCAACACTGTCCTGCGTGATGACAATACGTCGTACATGCAGTGGGGCATCATGGATGCATTCGCCCTGCGCGGTATTAAGTTTGTCTCGTATGACGCAACGTTCAACCTGCCGGGCGGCACTACTGAGCAAGCATTCGCTGACAACAGCGGTATCGCTTTTGCTGAAGGCGTGCGTGACCTGTTCCGTGGTTATGCAGGTCCTTCGGCCAAGCTGTCGGAAGCAAATCAACCGGGTCAAGAAATCTTCGTGCGTCAGTACATCGACCCGCGCGATGAATTCGTTGAATTCGAGATGGAAGCTGCTCCGCTGTATTTCACGACACGACCCGCTTCGATCATCAAACTGACTTCGAGCAACTAAGTAGCATAGCTGAAGCACCTCTTAACAGGGGTGCTTTGTCAATTCTACTAGGAGAGAAGATGCCCCTTATTGATCTTAACTCCAATGTCGGTAAGCTGCGCTACCGTCTTGGCGACTATTTAGACATTCCACGACTTCCTGACGAAGTCTATGACAGTGCCTTATCGGACACTAATGGGAATCTTCGCGCAGCCACCATCTTGTGTGGGCAGTACATTCTTGCAGGACTTGCTTTTGATACCCAGCAGAAAATGGGTATTATTGAGGTGTATGGGCACCAAGCGTTTAATCAATATTTACAATTCTTGAAGCTTGTTATTAAAGACCCTGCATTTAACGGTGTATGCCCCCTGCCATATGTTGCAGGTGCAGATGAACTTCACCCTATCTTGCAGTTCAAAGAAGACTTCACTAACGCACAGAATCGCCCAACATCGGATGAGCGCTTGCATCAAATCGCTGCCGGTCCTTTTGATCCGTATAGCGGCCCAGTTGCAAACGGCGGTGTGGAGCCTCAGTAATGAACGCTTTTGACCGCACCGTAGCCAACATGATGTCTCGCTTCGGAACAGACGCCCACATGATCGTGTCCGTTAGCGAAGTGTATGACACATCTACATCTGAGAACACAGTTGTAACTCACGATTACCTTGTTAACGCCATGTTCTTCGATTACGTGCGCAAGAATGAGGGTGAAGGAACTCAGCAAAACACGCTGATCCGTACGGGCGACAAACAAGTGTACGTGCAGCCCCCGCAAAAGAATGACGACGGATTACCGCTTCCAAATTTTTCAGCAAACAATACGCAGTTAAAAGTGGGCAATAAGACCTACAAAATTATTACGCTCAAGCAGCTTAATCCTAATCTATCAAATGACGGATGTATTCTGTATGAGCTTTACGTTCGTGAATAAGTTAACAAATAGGAAATAAAATGAGTAAATCGGATACGTGGGAAAACGACCTCTTGAAATTGGTCTTTAATAATGTTGGTACATCTCTTATCGGAGATGCAACTGGCCTGCTTCCGTCTGGAACTACAGGAAGTCTGTACCTTTCTCTGCACACAGCCGACCCAGGCGAAACTGGAAATCAGTCCACAAATGAAACAGCATATGCAGGGTACTCCCGTGTTGCTGTCGCCCGCGCTTCGTCTGGTTTTACTGTCACAAATAATTCTGTGAATCTCACTTCTAATGCAGATTTCGGGCAGTGCACAGCGAATCCTGGTGGCAACCTGACGTATTTCGGTGTTGGAACAGCGGCGTCTGGCGCAGGCAAGCTCCTGTATAGTGGCACATTGTCTCCTAACATTGTTATGAATATTGGGGTGCAACCTCGCATCACAACGGCATCTGGCCTCGTGACTGAGGACTGATATGAGCCTAAAACACGCAAAGACAGCAACAGCCGGAACACCGGCTGATCCCACTAAAGTTGGAGGGGATGACTGGAATGCGGATCACGTTGTAGATCAAGACGGTATCACAATGACCGCACGGACGGACGTGCCTGCTGCGACAGCCTCCGGTAAAGCCAACATTTTTGCACGCACTCTAGCAGGCAGGGTTTTACCTGCTGTTGTTGGGAGTGAGGGGCTTTCCTCAATATTGCAGCCGCACATTGGACGAAACAAAATCGCGTACTGGTTGCCAACAGGAAACAGTACAACCATCACAACATTAGGTATGCCCACCCCCAATGCGTCAGGCACAAGCCGTAACGTAGCTACGACCAATTTTTTTCAGAGCCTTCGCCGGATCGGATATACAACAGCAGCAACAGCAAATGCCAATACGAACATTCGCACAAACACGCCACAGTTTTTCCTTGGTTCCTCTGCTGGAATGGGGGGCTTCCATTACGTCTGTCGGTTCGGCACATCCAACGCTTCCGCCGTGACAGACGGCCGTGTGTTTATGGGGTTTTCTACGACAAGCGGGAGTTTGGGCGCAGTAAACTCCTCCACATTGCTGAACATTCTAGGAATAGGTTATGACGGCGGGGACACAAACTGGGCGATGTTCAACAATGATGGCTCAGGGTCTGCTACGAAAACTGACCTCGGCGTAAATTTTCCGTGCACTACGCAAAGTGTAGACGTGTACGAACTTTCAATGTTCGCACCGCCGAATTCTACAACTGTTAAGTGGGCTGTAACAAGGCTGAACACTGGCGATTTTGCATCGGGAACATTTTCATCGGACATCCCGGCAATAAATACTTTATTGCAGCCGCATTTTAATGTTTCTTCTGGCGCCAGCGCAAGCTCTGTAGGTCTCGATGTTATGTCACTTTACATTGAAACGGATTCCTAATTATGTATACCATTACAAAATCTGGTGTGTTGAAACAGGAAGGCGTGCCGATACCACTTGATGATAGTACGCCAGAGTATCAGGCATATGTTAATTGGTTGGCAGATGGGAACGGACCCACACTCGTAGACGATGATCCAGAATACCCGAGAATAACAGTGACGGCATGGCAACTGATACAAGCTCTAAAACAAACTAACTTGTTAGCAGCAGTCGATAACGCAGCCAACTCTTCGTCAGATATTCTCGTAAGAATGGGTTGGCAACGGGCGCCTTACTTTTATTCAGATGAGGTATTTGTGCTTGAAATTGCGAATGACATGGGTGTTCCAAGGGATACTCTTCAAGAACTCTTCAAGCTGGCGTCGTCACTGTAATGAGTGCCTTTGACAGCGTATATTTTGACAGCGCCTATTTCGACACAACAGCAAGCGTAACAATTATTTCCGCTGCGGGAAGTTCAGCAGGGTTGGCGGGTGCTTTATCAACTTCTCAAGCTATATTTAATGCTTACGGAACCTCGGCAGGCACATCTGCTCTGTCCGCGACCACATCGGCAGTATTTTACTCAGGTGGAGCATCAGCAGGACAAGCCACCTCATACAGTACAAGCACAACTGTTTTCTCCTCTGCCGGATCGGTCATTTCTGCGGCTACAGCGTCAGGTAACACCTACTCCATATGGTCTGTGCAGGCAAGTGGTTCAGCCGGATCGGGCGACGTTGGTAGTGCTGTGTCGCTCTTTCCTGTTGCATGTAGCTCCGCAGGTACATCCTCCGCTGCTGGCATCAGTTCGGCCCTATCCCCATCTGCTGGAATTGCTGATGGTTCATCCGCAGGGACATCGAACGTAGGGGCTACAGCAATAGCGTTTTATAACGCTGTTGCCAACGCTATTGGGACAGCCCACTCAGATTGTGAAGGTGTAATTTTAGCTTGCGCTTCTGGCTCTGCTGTTGGTGTGGCATCCGTAGACTCGCTGTCCATTGCAGTTTATGAGGTTAGCGCGGTTTCGACATCCGCAGCAGAAGTGCAAGCAGTTGTCAGTATTGTTGCGGAGGCTTTTGCAAGATCAGATGGAATATCTACTGTTGTCGGAACTACATCTGGAGGATTGCACTACACAGCGGTTGGGGACAAGTTCGCTATCACAATCGTATTCGCACCTTATTCTGTCAGTTTTAAGACGGAGAAGTATCGCATTACTTTTAATTGAAAGTCCAATATGCAGCAAATAGAGAGACGCAGGGGGGACACTCACCCCGACACCTGTACGATTACAACTGTGAGTACTCAACAAAACACTAATATCTCAGGCTGCACCTTTCTTATGACATTGAGCACTGTAGCCAACCCGACAGATACAACAACACAAGTTTATCAGATTTTAGGTGATATTGTGGATGCCGCCAACGGGGTTGTTGAGTTTTCCCCTACCCTCGACCAAGCTAACCGAGTTGGGTACTTTTATTTCGATGTTCAGATGACGGACTCATACGGAAAAGTGTCTACTTTGGTTACAGGGACTTACGTCTACAAACAAGACATCACGAAGTAACAAGTCCTAACCATCACTGAACAACAAGTACAAATTAATTTAAAGGAACTAAAATGGCAGGCATGTCGGATTACTTGGAAAACAAAATTATCGATTTTCTCTTCCGTGGGCAGACGTACACGCCGCCTACAACACTCTATATCGCGCTCTTTACTACTGCTGATAACGATGCAGGAGCCGCGCGTGTTGAAGTCAGCGGCGGCTCCTATGCGCGTGTTGCTGTCACTTCGTCGCTCGCTAACTGGGCGGGTACGCAAGGGGCCGCCACTACTGTAGCATCCACTGGCACAACAGGTACAACATCTAATAACAATGCTATTACGTTCGCAGCCCCTACTGCCAACTGGGGCACAGTTCAAGGCATCGGTATTATGGATGCCCTTACAGGCGGTAATGAGCTTTGGTACGGTTCGCTGGCGACTTCTAAAACTGTAAATAGCGGCGATCCTGCGCCAACATTCTCGGCTGCTGCCTTGTCTGTTCAAGTTGATAACTAAGGAGGTTGCATGAAGTTTGCAAGTAGACTTAAAGTCACAGCAAGCAGCCTTGGTTCCACAACCTTGAACCCTGGTACGCTTGTCAATCTTGGTTCGGCGTTCACCAACTGCCGCACTCTCGCTCAAGCTATTTCTGACGGATCGAATGATTCTACGGCCATCAAAGTTGGCGACAGCAATGTGCCGTTCGCATTTGACGATGGCTCTAGCTGGATGGATGCTTATTGCACTATCATGAGCACCACTCAGATTCGCGTCGATCAGGTTATTTCGAGTTCTAGTGGCACAATTGCACCAACATTCCCTGGCGCGATGCCAACGGTGTACAACACCGTTCCTGGCGATTTTCTGCGCCGTGTTGCAATCGATACTTATCCGGCTACATTCTCTACAACTGTGCCTTTGACACAGATCGGGACAGTGCATATGCCCCGCCAAATGGTTAACGGAAATCTGACATTCACTGCAATGGCTGGTGCTGTGCGTGGCGCTATGGCTGAATATATTCTGATCCTCGATGGCACTAGCACCATCACAATGTCCGGTTTCACTGAACATGGTAGCTCGGCAGGTTTGCTGAATACATCCGGCATGTCTAATACTGTGTTCTTCTGGTACGACGGATACACTTATTGGTGGAGTGCGAGCCAAGCTGCTAACCCTGTTGCCCAAGATATTGTTGCTCCTACTGTTTCTTCTGGCAGTGTTGCTGTTGCTAATGCAACTCCTGCAACGGTTACGCTCACCGCTTCGGAAGCTCTTGACACCAATTACACACCAGCCGCAAGCGCATTCACCGTTACAGGTCATACTGTTCTGTCGGTAAGTATCTCCGGCTCCACAATTAACCTGACTGTCTCGCCCGCATTTGTTAATGGTGAAACGTCTACGGTTATGTACACGCAGCCTGCAACAAACGGTGTGCGTGACCTTGTTGGCAATTTGATGGCGACATTCCCGTCTGCGCTTTCTATTACAGATAATGTTTCCGCAACAGCAACTGGCCTGTCTATGACTGGTCCGACTAGTGGCACTGTAGGTACGGCATCGTCTAACTTCACTGTGGCATTGGCGCCTGTTGGTTCTAGTTTCGCAGGTACGGACACCGTTACACCTTCGGACGGAGGTGCTGGAGGTACGTTTAACCCGACAAGCTTCCCATTAACACAGGCAAGCCCGTCTGCAACGTTTACTTACACGGCAGCATCTAGCGGAGCTAAGACGATTAGCATTTCTGATTCGTCTGGCCTGACTAAGCCGTCGAATATTACCTTTACCGCATCTGCAACAGCTACCGCCCCTGACGCGCCTACAATTGGGACAGCGACTCCCGGTGACACTACAGCAACTGTTACGTGGACTGCCCCTGCTAACAATGGTGGCTCAGCTATCACAGGCTACACCATTACGGGTTATAACGCAAGTACCAACGCCAGCGTTGGTACAACAACTGCGGGTGCGAACGCCACCTCTACTACTTTTACAGGTCTTACGGACGGTACGTCTTACTACTTCAAAGTGGCAGCGACTAATAGTGTTGGCACAGGCGCTCAGTCTGCCCAATCTAACACTGTAATACCCGCCGCAGCAGGATATTATCCGAAGCTGCTGCAAACGACCAACGTTACAGAGTCTGGAACTGGTCCGTACACGTACACAGGTAATGGTTCGTCTCTCAGCACTGCGACAAACGGCGGCATTTTGTCTAAGTCTCTTGCAGCGGGCGTTGACGGTTATCTGGAATTCAAGGTGCCGAGTACTGGCGACATTATCGTCGGCTTGCGTGCGCAAAATACGCAAAGTGGCTACAACGGTGATGTTGTTGCACTGTTCATCACGACAGGTAACGCTTACTACAAGCTGGTGAATGGCGTGAACTCCTCGCTTAGTGCCAATATGACGGCAGGCGATATCTGCCGGGTGAAGCGTGTGGGCACGCTGCATAAGCTTCAGAAAGCCCCGGCCGCTGACCCGACGAACTTCACCGATCTGTATTCGTACGACTATGGCTCGTCGCCGCAGATGTGGTTCCAAGTGCACGCATATGAGAGTGCATCCGTGCAGCTTACGGCTGCTAGTGGGGTGTCGTAATGCATCCAGCACTGGCAGGTACACCAAGGGCACCGTTCAATGGCAACACGAACATAGTTCTGGACGGCAACTCGATGATGGCATTTGTCGGGGGCGGATATAACCTGACGTGGCTGCTTGCGGTCACGTTCCCGGTTGCCACAAACACACCAGCTATCGGGTTCTCTGGCACCGGCGGCGCCACGGCAGTTTCTGGTAGTGGCAGTCCAGCGCGAAAGTGGGTCAGCAACAAGGGCTGTGCGCTCAACAATCTCGGTATTAGCGGCCAAACGTGGCGCAAGATGGACGGCCTAGATGGGTACAGTTCCGCTGACGTTGACGGTGCGTTTGTTGCGGGCGACTACAACATCTTGTGGGCGTGGGAAGGTACAAATTCCATCGCCGCTGGTGGACGCACGGGGATGCAAGCCATCAGCGATGCTACCACATATATTGCGAACCGCCGCGCAGCACATCCGTGGAACAAAATTGTTGGTGGGACCGTGCCTCCTCGCATGGACTCTACGACTGACCAAACGACTGTTAGTAATATTAATGCACAGATCGACATCTACAACGCCTATCTTCTGGCGAACTATAAGTCAATTGGGTTTGATGCAGTGTTTGACGTGCGCCAAGCAGGTAGCCCGTTTAATCTGCCGGACTACAACATAGCAACGTTCAATGCGAATGCTGCGCTGTCCAATTCTCCGTATTGGTCGTCGGACGCCAACGGTCTGCACATCCACCTATCCAACGTCGGCAACGATTATGTCATTCGTCAATGTTTGGCACCAACGTTAAGACGGCTTTTGCGAAAATAGGAGGTTGTAAATGTTAGCATTTAATGCTGTGAGCTTGGATGCGGTAAGTATGAGTGGAGTCACTAATGTTGCATCTGCTCCATTGTCCTGCT